GTATAATAAAGTTAAACCATATATGATACACATTAATGGCAATCCATAATTAATAAGCATTGCAGGTAAACGCTCATCAGCTAACATACTATTAACCATGGTAGGATCATTCACGGGTGTTGCCATGATATGTGACATAGTATCATATATTTTATTTAATATTAAGTAAGCACTACCACCTAATACACCTAAACCACCGGCTAGTGTTTTACCCATATTGTTTCCAAAGCCTTCAGAAATACCTGAACCAGCATCTGCTTTAGCTAATTCTTCAGTTTTCTTCTTAGCTTCTTCAGCACTTTTACTAGTTTTTAAAATATTAACTAATTCATTTTTGCGAGTTTGTGCTTGTTTATATGCTTGTTGCGCTTTAGGAGATGAAGCTAGAAACTTATCTAATAAGCCTGATACTTTTGATTGTAACCATTCTCCGATATCCTCATCAAGCTGTTGCTGTTCACTTGCTTCATTGATAAGGTCTATGTAATTTCTAAATAGGGCTGTGCTCATAAATATTCCTTTAATATATTTAGTCTATCCAACAAAAAAGGCTCCGAAGAGCCTTTTTTAGATTTCCAAATCTCAAAGATTTGATTATTGGAATGTCAAGTTTTGAACTGCGATTTCACCAACGTAATCAGCCGCATTACCGAAAGATGATGCAGTGTTAGTTAATTCGATGTAACCATAACGTGTCATAAATGATACGACTGGTTCGAATGTTGATGGATCTAGAACAACACCACTGCTCATCAATGGAATGTATGGGCAATAGAATGCTGCCGCGTCAGTTTCGCTAGAACCCTTATAACCAACCAATACAGGTGTTGTATCAGGAGCATAAGAGTCAACGAACACACGCATAGCGCCGTTCAATGTACCAACGAACTTAGTGTTAGTTGGAGCTTCGAAAGTACCTTCTGTTGTACGAGCGAAAGCAGAAGTAGTTGCAGATTGCAATACTGTCAATGCGGCGCTAGAAACAACAGCCCAGTTACCTGCGCCACGACGTGTACGTTGGGCGATCAAGTTAGCAACACGGTTGATTAGAACAGCTAAGGCAGCGTGTTCGTCACCAACGTAAGTAGCTGTACCTGATACAGTAGCTTGGTTGTATGTATACTCTGTAGATGCTAATGTACGCAATGACAATAGAATCTCTTGGTCAATCTCAGCAGTAATCTCTTGTGCAAGAGCTGCCATGATTTCTGCTTCTACGTCAATACCATGTTGAGACTGAGCATCTTGTGCTGCCTCAAATGTCCAACGTGCTTGCAACTTACGTGACTTAGCTTCAACAGCTTGACGCAAGATTTGAACAGAAATCTGACGACCTCCGTTACCTTCAAGAGCCGCAGTGTTGTTACCTGTGTAACCTGTTGCGGTTGCATCGTTAGATGGCTGACGTGAATATGCTTGAGCAATAGTGAATGGGCTCAACGCTTCTTGACCAGCAGTAACGCTAGTTTGAGCGGCAGAGTTGTCCACTAAGTTTTGTGCATAACGTACACGTAGTGTATGGATCTGACCAACTGGGCCAGTCATTGGTTGAACACCAACCAACTCGTTAGCGATAACAGTTGGCATAACACGACGGATAACTGGTAGAATAACACGGTTTAATGTAGCGATGTTACCAGCTGTAGTTGTACCTGCTGAAGATTCAGCAAGTAGTTGTTTCTTAGTATTTTCTAAGATAACACCCATAGTTGAGCGGCGAGTGCCCTTTAAGCCTTCTAACAGAGCTTCCTTGGTCTCGTCCCAACGGCTTTCTAATAGAACTTTTGACATTTATATTTCTCCTAATCTATGTCTTTTTAATTAAAGCCCTGCCAGACGCTTGATATCGATAACGTTGTCACGTTGTTCCATATCAACTTCTTGTTTGGCAGCTTTATCCCCTGTAACTTCACTAATCATCTTTGACTCTGCTAAGTTAGTCTTTACAGACTTCTTAACGGTGCCAGTGTTTAGTACGGCTGGTAGATACTTATCGAAAGTAGCTTGCAGTTTACCTGTTTGCACACCCTCTAGTAAGTTCTGCATTACTGTTGCTTTTTCCTCATTAAGAGTAGAAAGTAACTCAGTCATGGTCTTCTCACGAAGGTTAGACTCTTTAATAATACGAACTTCACGTTCTTTTGATTCAACTAACTTTTTAGTGTTGTTGATTTGTGTAATGGATTCTGCTAATTGACGATCTTTATCTTCTAATTTTTGCATTAGTTTTCTTGTCTCAGCTTTGTCATTTAAATGAGTAACTGAGAATTCACCTGCAAAACTTTCGAAAATTCTACGACCAAAACTGTTTTCTTTTGCAATTTTGATATCTTCTTTCAATTGGCCTAATTCACCCTTTAACTGTCCTGCTACAGCAACAGACAACTTCTTAGCACTTTCAGCAACAAAACGTGCTTTAAGTTTTTCTAATTGTTGACGACCTTCTGCAACTAACTTGACCTTAGCTTCAACAACTGCCTGCTTATCTTGAGAGAACTCTTTGATTTCACGGGCTAGTGCGTGAACAATAAATTGTTCTAGCTTTTGTTGACTTTCTTTAGCGATAATACGGTCTGAACGTAGTTCTTTGATTTCTTCAGCTAGTTTAGTAACCATAAAATCATTGAATTTTGTAGCAGATTCACGTAGTTTCATTTGTGCTTTCACACGGTCTTCGTTCATTGCTTGCTTCTCAGAGTGAAATTCTTCAATTTCTTCTGATAGGCTTTCTGTAACCATCTTGTCAAGGGCTTCTACCATCACGCTTCTGTCATGTTCATAACGTTGTGCGAATTCTTCGTGTAATTCTGCACGAACTTGTTGGCGAGCCTCATTCAATTTAGATTCCCAGGCCTCATTTAACTGAGCCCCTACATCTTCATTGATAAGTCCACTGTCAAGTAATGGCTTGATAGCATCAAACATGCTTATTCCCCTTTGTTAATTTTGAGATCCTTGATAAGGCGCATTACTTCCTCTTTCAAGTACTTCTCTACTTTCTTGTCGCCTCTTGCGTCCTTTGCAATATCCAACAATTTATGACCATGACGCATATTCATCATACCTTCATAGATTGCCTTAGGATACGCATTTGGTGCGCTAGGTTGTGCAACAATATCCACGGTGACTATTTCAAAGTCACTTACTTTGCCGTTCATGTCGTCAACGTTTCCGCTTCCACGACTTGATACGCCGAGTTTCACACCACTCTCCAACATAGTTTTAACTAATTCACCCATTGGAGTTGGTAAAATCTTTAATTTGCCGAAGCCATTAGCTCCGTCCATCCACATACTTGTTATCATATGTGACACACGGTCTAAATTAATCTTTAAATCATCTGGGTGATCTACTTCACCTAATACTGAGTAACCTTCTGTGATTTGCTCATTTAGAGTTTGTACAGCGACTTCAATCTCAGCAACGGGATAAACACGCTCATTAGCGTTCTTTACCCCGCCCTGGATGAAGATACCCTTCATATAAAGGTTCTTCTTGTCGCCTTCACTGACAGACTCAACCACCATACCTGCGCGGTCAAATGTCAAGTGCTCTTTAAGATAAGCCATTTTCTCTCAGATTCCTTAAATGCGTCTTTTAGCAGGAGTTCTACGTGACTCAGCTACTGGACTACGAACTTTACCTGCTTCGTCTTTAGTGACTGGCTTTGGTGCTGATTCTAAGTCTGCATTGTTTTGTGCTGGAGCATTCTTCCAATTGTTAGCATCTTTTACAGATGATTCACCTTTAGTATAAGCATTGCTCGGGCCTTTTGGTCCTGTTGGAACTGATTCACTTGAACCACTGAACTTAACTGGTCTAGAATCCATTCCAGCTTGACCGCTATTAGCGTCTACTGTGCTTTTATTTTGAACACCGTTGTCACCATGAGTTACAGAAACTTTCTTCAATGTGATAGCTTCCATCATAGGATCTTCTTCGCCGCCCATGTCGTCATCACCGCCCATGTCGTCCATTTCACCTTCTTCGTCATCCATGTCAACTTCATCATCATCACCGGCCATAATTTCTTCAAACTCAGCCATTAATTGGTCTAACTTATCTTCTAAGTCAACAACACGGTCTTCTAGACCTTCTTCGCCATCCATGTCATCTTCGCCATCTTCAATGTCGATTACTTCATCTTCATCGGAATCAAAGTCTAAATCATCATCTTCAGCTTCAGCCATACCTTCTTCTTCAACTGAAATCTCGTCTATCATTTCACCGACTTGACCGCCCATGCCTTGACCCATTTCATCATCCATCATATCCTCATAGATTTCGCGGCTTTTCTCAACTACGATATCGTGAAATAATGCACGTGCTTGTTCTTCGTTCTCATTGATAATCAAATCAATAAGTTGTTCAAATTTTTTGTTATCCATTGTTTGTCTCCTGAATGTAAATGGCTTTGTAGAGTTATTTAGTGGGTATCAAAAAAAACAGCACAATAAGTGCTGTTTTTTTGCGTTTTTAGTTAGAATATTACTATTCATTATATTGAGGGGGCGCCTTCTGCTTTAGGCGCATATTGTTGATGTATCTTTTTAAGATAATTAACCTTTTCATAATTACGTACATCATTCATCTTACGTAATTTACGTATTTGTTTTAATGTAAGTTTCGTCTTACGACTTTCTCTCCACTTTGGTTTACTATTATCAGCACTTACGTCTTGATAACCTGCTGTGGCTGGATCAAACATTTCAAATAATTTCATACAGTTATTTATCTTATTACATTCCCGTACCACCGGGTGCTGGCATATTCTGTCCCGGTTGTGCTTGTCCTGGTACTGGTACTTGACCTGCGGCATCTAATGATGGATCCATTGGCATTGCTTCTGCGGCAGTAGCATCCTCACCCGCTTGCATATCAGTTTCAATGTCACCTACTGATACACCAATACCACGTAAATCACTACCTTCGGGCTGAATATTAATCTCTTTGTCGTTTTCTTCACGCCACATTTTTTCGTTTTTAGCGATTTCTTCTTCAGTTAATCCTAAGAAGCGTTCCATAGCAAAACGCTTACTGATGTATGGATAAGCTTCAACCGCAGTAAATGAACCCATACGTGCTGTATCTAACTCGCTTTGACGATAAGCGGCAAAGTTTTGTGGAGGATTAAACGTTAAGTTAAACAGTCCACTGTCAATATTCAGTCCTCTCCAACGTAAGAACAACTTGAATTCTTCATCAAGCTTTCTAACCATATAGTTTTGCAATCGTTCGCAATATTGATTGAAACGGAACTCTTGAATCATAGCTGTGCCAACACGACCATCACTCATAGGAGTAACGTTATCGTCAGGTCCAGTAGGTAAATAACTACTTGGAACACGTAGACCACGTGCTAATCTGTTATTAAAATAACGCAAGTCATCAATCTCACCTAAGTTCTGACCACCGGGTAGTAAGTCAACACTACTTCCACGACCATCAGCAGTAACTGGGAAGAAGTAATCTTCATTCATACTTAATGGATTATATGTAGCATCAACCATACTACCACCACCGTGTGTACTTGGAATACGTCTTTGGTGAATCTCATTCTTAATGCGTTCAACGAATGCCATAGCCATGTGACTTGGCATATTACCAACGTCAATCTTAAACACTCTACGCTCAGGTGCTCGTTGCACACGATAGATAAGAACCGCGTCTTCTAGTAATTCTTTTTGCTTATAAACTTTAAAGATGTTCTCTAGTATTGATTGACCGAAGGGCCAAAAACGATCCAGACCTTCTGTTAAACTTAAATGAACAACGTGTTTAGAATCAATTGCGGCTTCGTTAAAGCCTAAACTGAATCTTGAACCAGTTGTGTTGTATGGCATACTTGGTACAGTATATCCGCCACCTCCTCCGGTTCCACCGCCACCTGTACCACCCAATCCAGTTGCAGGGTTAGCGGCAAAGTCTGTATTTGTTTTTTGTGCTACAACTAGATTTTCTAAGTTAATGTTTAAGTCTTTGATAACATACTGCTCAGGTTTTTTACCTTCGCTTTCATTAACAATAACTTTAATAACTTTGGTCATATCAACCCAGTATAATTTAAAGTTTTCTGGGTCACGAACAAAAACCTGATCCCCGTACTTTAAACAATTTCTAAATATTTTAAAGATACGTGTTTCCATTTCATTCAACTTACACCATTGTTGTAGTTGAGTTTTTAGTAAATCTACTTCGTGTGGAGTAGGCTCTTCACGCCATTCTAAACTGAAAGGAGTCTTATTATGTTCATTTTTCTGTGTGCTGAATTCACTTATAATATCTAAACAAGCATTAATTTCAGCGTCTACATCCATCATTTCATATTGATTATAGCGTTCAATACGATTTGGGTGACCTGTATATACTTCTGGTAAACGACTTCCATAGTTCTTGTATCCAAAATCTTGATTGCTATAATTAGTAGCTGAGTTTTGCCCAGGGCCATTCCAAGCGCCAGTGACACTACCGCCACCTAATGGGCTCATCTGTCCGGATTGATTAACTCTAGTGAAGTGTTTTTTGTATGTCATAATATAGGTCTATTCAGTATTTAGTTAAGCTTTTGAATACTGTAATAATTCAGTTTGTATACTATTACTGTCAGATTGGGCATCGATGAAGTTATCCATTTTTTCTACAAACATTTTCATTAAATCAATCATTTCGGCATTTGAAGAAATTATATTTTCCGTAGTTGAACTACTTGAAGATGTACTGAATTCCTTTGATAATTCTGATGCTGAGGTTTTAGCTAATTTAGTAAGTATAGAGTCCGGATCTAGTGGTGCTACTATTTCATTACCATGAAATGTTGCTTCTACTGGATAACCTGAAGCTGATCCACTAACCATAGCACCGTCACTAGCTTGAAAGTGTACTGGGTCGTTAGGTACTTTTTGTGATAATCCTTGTTTATTAAATGCGGCAACAGCAGCCGAATCATTATAGTTTTGAATATCAACTGCGTGACCTTTTTCGTGTAAACTACGTCCAGGCTTACCAACTGGCATACCTGTTTTTCCACGTGCAACCCAGTTATCATATAATCTTTGTTGATCTTCTGAAGATCGTTTAGCACTATTAATAATTATCATATTACCGGTAACTGAATTGTATTCAGTTGCGGCTGCGATTACAGCATCTTTAAATGTAGGATTTAATCCTTCAAAGTTTTCTTTACTACCTGAATTAGAACCAAATTTTAATATTTTAGATAAGTCAACTGCTTTTGCCGACGTATTTTTATCTTCAGAACCTTCTGGTGGCTGTGGCGTTGGTTTTGCTCTATTACCTTCGTTACCCATTGCAACTGGTGATGCCGCTGGTGATGCCGCTGGTGATGCCGCTGGTGCTGCCGCTGGAGCTGCCGCTGGAGCTGCACCAGGTGTGTTTTTATTTAAATAATTGGTCTCGTTTTTAATTCTATCAGCCTGAGCCTGTTTTGTCATATTGCCCAAGAAAAAAGC